AATAGAAACTACAACACCATTTAATGTACAGATATATAAATTAGATGATAGTTTATTATTTAAAGGTTGGATGGATTACGATTATTATACAGATAAATTTAAAGAGTGGAACGGAGAACCTCAAGGTTACTCAAGTGATATTGTAGAAGTAAAAACAGAAGTGGAGGAAGTGTTATGAAAAAGTTTGCAATAATAGGTGGTTTATCTTTAATGACTGCTGGTGCTACTAATATGTTGTGGCACAAACAAAAGTTAGATTTAAATCCTAATACATTTGCTATAGCAACAGGAGGTTTTTTTGTAGCTGTAGGAATAACATATAGATTTTAATGATAAAAAAAGAATGGCATTGGATGTCAGATTATAAACAACAAAAACAAATAACAATGAGTAAAAAAGAAGAAACAATATATTGTGGAAGTGGTAAAGTTATGAATCCTAAATGGCTTAAAGTAACTATTAATCCTTCTAAAATATCAGAATACATACAAGAGTATAATGGTAACAAATTCATCAAACTAAATATTAATTTAAAAGATGAAGCTGACCAATATGGTAAAGATGTAAGTATTAGTGTAGATACTTGGAAGCCAGATGCAGAAGCACCTAAAGCTGAAGCAAGTAATACTTCAAACGATTTACCCTTTTAAGTATTATGAAACAATCAAAAATCTTAACCGCATTGGGTTTGAGTTCGTTGGATATACAAAATATGTTGATGAACGGACAAACGATGCCAGAGATAGCAAAGAAGTATAATATTACATATATTTCATTGGTACAGGCATTTAAAATCCAAAAGAAAGATTTTAAATATATTGATTATATACAACCAAAAGAAGAAGTGAAGGATATTAAAAAAGTATCCTTCGCTTTTGATAAACTATATACAGAAGAATCACTTAATGAAAATGAATTATTAGCATATTACAAACACGAACAAAAAAATAAAGCATATTATGAATATTCTTAAAAAAGCAAATGAAATAGTTAATGAACGGTCTGAAGAAAAAGAAAGACAATATGGGGACTTTATAGAGTGCATGCATAAAACAGCTCGTATTGCGTCAGAAATGAGTTCTAAGGAGATAACAACTGAAGATGCATATAATGTATTAATAGCATTAAAATTATCAAGACAATCAAACAAACACAAAGAAGATAACTTACTTGATGCAGTTGCATATATAGGCTCTTTAAATAATTACAAACTAAATACGAATAAAAATGGATAATAATTTATTTGAATTAAATTATAAACAATTATTAATGGAATGTTTAATAAATGGTGAGTTATGTAATAATAGAACAAAAGAAAAAACATATAAGCTGTTTAATCAATCTTTTAATATTAATTTACAAAAAGGCTTTCCAATAGTAACTGGCAAAAAAATATTTTTTGATAAAGCATTAGCTGAATTTAAATGGATTTATGAAGGTCGTACAGATTTAAAATATTTACAAGATAATAATATAAATTGGTGGAATGAGTTTGCAATTAATAATAAACTTGGTAAAATATACGGTTACCAATTAAGAAAATTTAATAATTCATTTGACCAAATTAAATATGTTATTAATGAAATAAAAAATAATTCAAGAAGGGCTTTAATATCTTTATGGAACCCGACCGATTTAAAAGAGCAAGCTCTTCCATGTTGTTATACGCAAATGAATTTTGTGCGAGTAAATAATAAATTAAATATGAGTATTAGTTTTAGAAGTTCAGATTTATTTTTAGGGCTACCTTATGACATAATATTTGCAGCATTATTATTAAAAACAATTTCTTCGCAATGCAATTTACAAGAAAATATTCTTGGGATTAATATAGCTGATGCTCATATTTACGAATGCCATAAAGAAAATGTAAAAGAATATTATAATAATGTAAATTATGTTTTACCTAAACTTAAAGGTGATTATAATAATTATACGCTTGAAAATTACAAACACAATAAATATATAAAATCTAAATTAGTATTATGAAATTAAATAACGAATTTGAAACAATTAGGCAATGGGCTAATCAAAAAGGAATATATCAAAAAGGAGATATAAAAACACAATATGTTAAATTACAAGAAGAAGCTGGAGAATTAGCTAAAGCAATAATTAATAATGATAATAATGAAATAATTGATGCTATAGGTGATTGTGTAGTTGTTTTAACAAGTATTGCTTACTTTAACAATTGTACAATAGAGGATTGTATTAATACTGCTTACAATGTAATTAATAAAAGAAAAGGACGCATGGTCAATGGTTCTTTTGTAAAAAACAATTAAATAAATATATATATTATGAGAAACTATAAATCAAAAATAATAATACCAGATAATTTTTTAAATCAATCTATAGGTAAAATAGGTGAAGATATATTTGAAATATGGTATAAAAGAAACTTTGAAAATGAAGATTTACATAAACAATTACAAGACCGAGAATATAATCAAATAGATTTTGCTGATTGGAAAGGTTATACCTATCAAGTAAAAACAACATCTGAAAAAACTTATACTTTTAATTGTTTAATAGATAAATTAAATGAACATTTGAATGCTGATTATTATATTTTAATACAACTTAACATTAAAGAAAAAATTGCGTATATAGAAGATATATATAATAAAGATTATATAAAATTAAATATTAAAGCAAGTTTTAAATATAATAATTGTTTTATATGGAAAAAAGATTTAAAACAAAATAAACTTGAATTATGAAAGAATTACCATACTTTAAATTTTTTCCAAATCAATGGATTACAGGCAGTATATCATTTATGGATTTAGATGTACAAGGTGCATTTATGAAAGTCTGCTGCTACTACTGGAGCAAAGAATGTAAAGTTTCTAGAAAACAAATTAAAACATTAATACCTAAACAATGGAGTATATTAGTTGATGCTGAGTTGTTTAAAATAGAAGAAGAAACTATTAGCATTAAATGGTTAGATGAACAGTATCAACAACGCTTAGTAGAACATAAGAGAAATGTAAGCAACGGAAAGAAGGGTGGCTTAAGCAGGGCTAAAGCATTAAGAAAAGATAAGATAAGAAAAGATAAATATGCAAATGATAATTTACTTAAAGTAAACGATGAAGTGCAAAAACTTCTTGACCAATGATATTAGAAGATAAAGCTACAATACCATATTTAAAAGCATTTAAAGAAGGTAGGATTAAAAAAGGTGTTGGTATTGGTTGTTTATTAGATGATTACTTTCTTTATAAGAATGGCAACTTTAATATGTTTCTTGGCTTAGATAATGTAGGTAAAACTAATTTTATATTATGGTACTTAACAGCACTAAGTAAAATACACGGTAAGAAGTGGTGTATCTGGTCAGGAGAAAACAACGCTGGACAATTGAAGCGTGATATAATACAAATGTGGACAGGTGAAACAATTAAAGATTTAAACGAATATTTATTTTACCACGATGAAATAAGTAAGTATTTTAAATTTATTGATAATAGAAAACTTTACAACCATAAAGAACTATTAAAAATATTTGAAGCAGAAGAATGTGATGGATGTTTTATTGACCCATACACAGGTATAAACCACGATAGAAGAATATCACAATTTGAACGTAATTATCAAGTTTGTAATGATGTTAGAGAGTTTTGTAATAAAACTGGTAAAACAATGTTTATTGCAATGCATCCACAAACAGAAGCAGCACGTAGAGTTTATCCACCAGACCATCAATTAAATGGCCATATACAACCACCAAGAAAAGCAGATTGTGAAGGTGGCCAAGTGTTTCCAAATAGAGTAGATAATTTTATTTGTTTACATAGATTGATTTTACACGATAAATTGTGGATGATGACAGAGGTTCACGTATATAAAATAAAAGATAAAGAAACTGGTGGTAAACCTACAATGTTAGGCGAGCCACTAAGATTTGATTACAATAGTGGATTAGGATTTACTATTGGTGGTAATAACGTATTAAAACAAAAACAATGAGATACACATATAAAAACATACAAGAGTTTATGAATTATAAAACTTGGAGTAATAAAAAAAAGATACATACACTTTTAGAAATAGATTGCAGTTTGTATGCACATCTTGGTACTGATTCTACTAAAGCAGAGAAAGAAGAAGTAAAAAGAAAAAGCATAGAGATATATAGAACTATTAAAACATTAGATAAAAAACTTGGTGATGAATTACTTTACTCAGAAGATTTAAAACAATGACAGATTTAGATTATACAATTACAAAGAACAAATTAGAAATATTGCTTTTAAAGGCACAAGAAGGTTTAAAAGTAGGTAAGGTAACACAATCTAAATTGGAAGCGGTAGAAACGTTGCAAGATAGTTTAAAATGTATGTTAGAGCTTAGATTAATGTTAGATGAAATGAAAAACAAACAAACATTATTAACAATGCAAAATGTAAAAGCATATAAAGAAACTGCTGAATTAAAGAAAAAATTTAATACATTTAAAAAATGAAAACTATATTATTAATGCTAATCACATCACACATCACCAGTTTTATCTCTGGTGCTTTAATTGTCGTGATAATAAAAAGATATTTTGAAAAGTAAAAAGAGAACATTAAATGAATACAGACAAACGAAGGACTCTCACTGCCGTAGCGTTGATTCTCCTATTGAGTACAACATTGCTTTTTTGTGTAGAGTATATACTAATGATGCTGAACTTGGAGCAGTAATTAGAAAACATTTTCAAAAGATATGAGTTTAAACGCAAATCAAAAAGGTAAAAGATTTGAGCTTCGAATCGCGAAAGATTTAGCTAAGAAATTTGACACCAATATAAGAAGAACACCAAACTCAGGCGGTCTTTCCATTAAAGGAGACATAATGGCTACCAGTGGTATTCTTTCTGAATATAACTGGGAGTGTAAGAATCAAGAGAAACTAAATATTTGGAAAGCACTGGAACAAAGTAAAAACGATACCACAGGAAGTTTAAAAACCCCTCTTGTGGTATTCACCAAGAATCACGAACTTGATTATGTAGCGTTACAATATGATGATTTTGTAAATATACTTCTTGAATTAGATGAGTACAGAAGTAAATAATATATTGCACCTCTTGGTAAGAGATGAAGAAACTTGGTTAAGTATGGCCGAAGAAATAAGCATCAATAGTAAAATACCAGCAAAAGATTTATTACACGACTTTTATATTGCTTTACATAGTAAAATAGATAGTAAAAAAGTAAAAATTAATGATATTCTATATAACGATTCTCTAAATAAAGCGTTTATATATAAGATGATGCGCAACTTGTTTTTAGATGAATTAAGAAAAAACAAAGATTTACTAATAGATAAAGACCTTAAAAACATAATAGAAGCAGACAATACAAAGTATCTTGACATAGAGAAAGTAGTAGATGATATTGTAAATGAATTCTATTGGTTTGATAGAAAGTTATTTAATTTATATAGAAAGAAATTCCACAGTATAAGAAAACTATCAGAAGCAACTAATATATCACACGTAGTTGTATGGAGAACCATAAACAATTGTATTAAACAAATTAAAAAAAAAATTAATGAAGAGTAAAGGCTTAGGCGATAGCATAGAAAAGATAACAAAAGCCACAGGCATAAAACAAGCTACTGATTGGATATTTGATAAGATAGGTAAAGATTGCGGATGCGACACAAGGAAAGAAAAACTTAATAAAATGTTTCCTTACAAAAATGTAGAATGTTTAAATGAAGATGAATATGTATATCTAAAAGGATTTTTCAACCAACAAAAGAATGTAGTAAATGCAAATGAACAAAAAGGATTGCTAACAATACACAATAGAGTATTTAACACCAACAAACAAAGCTCAAGTTGTGGTAGTTGCGTTAAAGGTTTAGTAGATACTATGAGGAGATTATATAATGAATATGAATACGAAAGAGAAAGCAAAAGCAATTGAAAGAAAGCTAATTGTATTTTTAAATAAATACAGAACAAATACAGAACAGAAAAATGAGCAAAGCAGATTTAATACCATTCAAAAAAGGACAGTCAGGAAATCCTAATGGTAGGCCTAAAGGTAGTAAGAACAGAAGCACAATATTAAAAGAAATAGCAGAGCTTAGAACAAAAGGCATACATCCAGTTACTGGTGAAGAAGTATGGATGACTAATGAATATAGAATGGCTATGGCAGTAATAGAAAAGGTTATTGAAAAAGGAGACCATCAAGCACTTAATATGGTATTAGATAGTATCTATGGTAAGCAAAAAGATTCAGTTGATATACATACATCAGAAGAAGTAAACCACGATTTCAGAAACATCATTGCAAGGATTAAAGCTCAATAAAAAGTATTTAGTATTTAATGAATCTCTTTCACGTTATTTTATTGTAACTGGTGGTAGAGGTTCTGGTAAATCATTTGCTATAAACTCTGTTCTTCTACTATTAACATATCAAGCAGGACACACAATATTATTTACACGTTACACTCTAAGAGCTGCTGGTATTTCAATCATACCTGAATTTATAGAAAAGTTAGAACTGCTTGGTGTTATTGACCAGTTTAAAATCACAAAGGATGAAATAATAAATAAAGGTAATGGTAGTAAGATAATATTTAGAGGTATTAAAACCAGCTCAGGAGACCAGACAGCTAATCTAAAATCATTACAAGGCATTACTACTTGGGTAATGGATGAAGCTGAAGAACTTAATGATGAAGATATATTTGATAAGATTGATTTATCTGTTCGTAATAAAGTACAAGAGAATAGAGTTATATTAATATTAAATCCTACAACAAAAGAACATTTCATTTATAAGCGTTGGTTTGAAGATAGAGGAGTTGCTGCTGGTAGTAATATAACTAAAGAAGATACTACCTATATACACACTACATATTTAGATAACTTAGATAACCTATCAGAAAGCTATATTAAGCAGATAGAGACAATGAAGGTTAGAAGACCAAACAGATACAAGCATACAATAGAAGGTGCTTGGCTGGATAAAGCTGAGGGTGTTATATTTACTGATTGGAGTATAGGAGAATTTAAACAAGTAGGTAAAGTTGTTTATGGCCAAGATTATGGATTTAGCAATGACCCTTCAACATTAGTTAAAACAAGCATAGATAAAGAAAATAAAGTTATATATATACAACTATGCTTCTATCAAACTAAATTAACTACAAGCGAGATATTACAATTAAATAAGAAGTTTGCAGCAGATAATTTAATAGTAGGTGATTCAGCAGAACCAAGATTAATAACAGAACTTAGCAGAGATTGTAATGTAGTACCAGCTATTAAAGGACAAGGTTCAATAACATTTGGCATTAGCTTATTACAAGATTATGATTTAGTAATAACTGAAGATAGTACAGAATTAATTAAAGAGTTAAATAACTATTGTTGGTTAGAAAAGAAATCACAAACACCAGTTGATAATTTTAACCACGCTATTGACGCGCTGAGGTATGCAGTTAGCTATCAATTACAGAATCCAAACTTAGGTGAATATCACATTTATTGAAGCCACGCTTAAGCCCCCCTTAAGCATTTAGATAAGATAAGAAAAGATAAGATATATAAGAGAAATAAAAAAAAGTTTAAAAAAGTTTTGTAGTTTATAAATATATTTATATATTTGACTAATTATTAATTAAAACCAAAACAAATGAAAAATTTAAATTTAACACAATTAGAAACTGTAACATTATCAGAGTTAATTAAAAATGTAGATATTGATATTAATGAAGATTCAATATTTAGTGGTGTACAAACAGAACACCTTTCTATTTTTACTGGAATTGAAATTAAAAAAATGCGTGGTGTTGTAGGTAGTTTAATTAAAAAAGGGATTATATATATAGCAGATTTTGATTATGATGGTACTGAAATTATTTATCTTAGTAATGAATATTTTTATTTATCAAATAAAAGTAAGTAATTAAAAAACAAACAACTAATTAAAGAGCTACTGTAACAGGTAGCTTTTTTTTATTATATTTGATTGTAATTTAAAAATAACTTTCTGAATACGTTTAGTAAAGTCTTGATTTAAAATTTATGTTTTGGTTAAAGTAGGTAGTCGGCAAAAGAGCGTTACCTACTTTTTTTTATATTTGTATATAACGATTCACTAATTTAAACGTTTGTATATAAATGAAACTAACAATCAACATACCAGAAACTCTTAATGAGGTTACTTTAAAGCAATACCAAAAGTGGTTAAAGATTGCTGAGGGTAAAGAGCTGGATTCGTTTCTACAACAAAAGATGGTAGAGATATTTTGTAATATACCACTTAAGCAAGTATTACAAATAAAAGCTACTGATATAAACAACATCTGCGAAGAGCTATCAAAACTATTTAATAACGAACCTAAATTTATAGATAGGTTTACTTTAAACGATAAAGAGTTTGGATTTATACCAAAGCTGGATGATATATCATTTGGTGAATATGTAGATTTAGATACTTACTTAGCTGATTGGGATTTAATGAATAAAGCAATAGGCGTTTTATATAGGCCAATAACCTACAAGAAGAAGAAGCAATATTTAATAGAAGAATATGAAAGTGCTGAAAAGTACGATATGACTGAAGTAACTTTAGATATTGTATTTGGTGCTATTGTTTTTTTTTACAGTTTAAAGAACGAATTACAGAAAACTATCCTGAACTATTTAGCAACTCAGAAGGAGGTAGAGCTTCCTCAGCATCTGCGGGATTCTCTGCAAAATGGGGCTGGTATCAATCTATCTACGGACTTACTAATGGAGACATTCTCAAATACAATCAAATTACCAAATCAAAACTACACACCTGTTTAATGCACTTAGCATTTGAAAAAGATAAATATGAATTAGAACAACAAATATTAAAAAGAAGCCAACGATGACAAAGGATGATATATTAGAAGAATTAACAGAACGAAATTTATTAATTGAGAATGAACACATAATTTTAGTTGATGGCTTTGAAGAAGCATTTATAGGTATTACAGCTAACAATCCAATACAAGCAATATATGATTATTGGATATGTTTAGATTTATTAATACAACGTGATAAAATGGATTTTGATAATGCTATTGATGACTTAGATGAATTTATTAATCAAGATTTAGGTGAACACACACCAAGATATATAAAAATAGTATGAACAGTTTTTACAATATAATAGATAAAATAAAAGAAGTAATTGTTGCAGAACCATTTAACAATGAAATAACATTTGGTGATATTGCTGATATTGATTTAAAGAAACAGAGCTTGTTTCCGTTATCTCACGTAATGGTAAATAATAGCACAATAAACAACAATTATATTACATTTAATATTACTATCTTCTTTATGGATTTAGTAGATATTAGCAATGAGCAAGTGACAGATTTATATAGAGGCAACGACAACAGGCAAGATATATTAAATACTCAGTTAGCATTAGCAACAAGAGTTATTAGAGTTTTACAAAAGAGTGATTTATATAAAGATAAGTTTGAGCTAATTAATCCAGCTACTTGTGAACCATTTACTGAAAGGTTTGATAATATGCTTTGTGGCTGGGCTGTTACTTTTGATTGTGGTACTAATGATGAAATGACTTACTGCTAATGAGTGAATTTAAAAAGGCATTAGAGAAATACGCTAAGTACGTTATACAGCAATCAAGAAGCAATCTAACTAAAAAGAAAAACAACGCTTCTAAGCAACTATATAACAGTTTAGAGTATAAAATACAAGGAGATAAGATTTCGTTCCTTAGCGAGAAGTATGGAGAGTTTATAGACAAAGGTGTTAAAGGTTCTAAATCTACATATCCTGAAAGTTCTGCAAGTCCATTTAAATATACTACTAAACAACCACCAAGCTCAGTATTTGATAAGTGGAGCATTAGAAAAGGTATTGCACCAAGAGATAGTAAAGGTAGGTTTGTAAGTAGGCAATCGTTAAATTTCTTAATTGCAAGAAGTATTAAAAACAAAGGTATTAGAGCAACATTATTTTTTACTAAACCGTTTGAACGTGGTTTAGATTTATACGGAGATGAAATAGTTGCTGGTTATTTAGAAGATAAATTAGATTTACAATGAGTACAATAATAAGAACAAGAAGTCCATTTTTCATAAGAACACCACAAGAAACAGATGCCAACCTTAGTTACTTTCAAATTAACATAACCGTATTTGGTGGTCTAAGTTCATCTACAGAAATATGCGATGATTTATATACAACTTACTCACTACAGAAAAAACCATTAAGTGCTGAGAATAGTGTTTCATTTGATATTAGTGAAATAGTAAATGACCACTTAGAACAAATATTTACTGGTACTTATTCAGCATCTTCTGCTAAAAGTTCTATTTGGGTAACTGTAGCAACCT